CTAGGCACTGGTCTTAAACGTTGGAGAACTGTAAGAGCTAAAACAATTATAGCAGACGATATCCAAGGCATATTATCTGGAAATATCAGTGGTAATGCTAACACCGCTACCAGTCTTACAAATATTACCAGTTTTCAATTAGCGGGTGATGTGATAAGTCCAACTGTGCAATTTGATGGACAGATTGGCAGTTATACCAAAGTATTCAATACTTCATTGACTGCTAATATCATTGTCAGCAAAGATCAACCCTTTCCTAATGTATCAAAGCCTACAGATTTTGTACTAACCTATAGGGCCAGTGAAGCGTCATTGGCATCATCAGGGTTATTGAAACAGACCAGAGATACATTCGTAGGGGATTTAGGTATTCCTATTGGCGGAATTATTCCTTATGCCGGGGCAACAGCACCATACGGGTTTTTATTCTGCGACGGTTCAGAAATTGAAAGAACAAAATTTTCAATATTATACGATGTGATCGGCACCACCTATAACGGACTAGCAGCGTTGATTGGTGTGAACACTTTTAGACTACCAGATCTACGAGGAAGATTTGCCTTAGGTAAAGATAACATGGACAATGCTGGTACTGTGCCAATCATCACAGGCGGATTTGTAGATGCAGGAGGCGGAACAACAGGGCGTGTACCGGACGTAAAAGCCATAACTCTCGGCGGTGATGCAGGACAAAGCTCAACTACACTTACACTAGCAAACCTGCCAGAGCACAGTCATACACTGAGTTCTGGCACACAAGATTATTCAGCCATATCAGTATCAACAACTATTGATCCGGCTGCGACCACAGGGTTGGGTCCGACTGCTCCTGGACAGGCACAATACCTCAAAGATTCGGGAGGTATTAAAAAACCATTGTTAGGCACCATCACCGGAACTATTAGTGGTACAACACTTACTATTGCAACTTTGAGTTTCGGTACGGTCTCACCTGGGGCTACACTATCGGGAGTTGGAATTACTCCCGGTACTACTATTGTCAGCGGCTCCGGCTCGATCTGGACTATCAGTAACAGTCATACGATACCAGTAGCAATTTCAATGAACTTGAGTGGAGTGACTTCGATAGGTATTATGAATCCGTTTCTTACAATAAATTATATTATTAGATCCGGACCACCGTTATTTTAATTAGAGAACAAGAATGGCATATCAAATAAACAAAACTGACGGAACGATTGTAGCCACAGTGGCCGATGGGCAGATAGATACACTATCTACGGACATCACTCTGATAGGCAAAAATTACAGTGGATTTGGTGAAGCATTTAATGAAAATCTAGTAAAAATACTAGAAAATTTCGCCAGCACCACCGAACCACTACGCCCACTCAAGGGTCAGGTTTGGTTTGATAATGCAGAAAATAAACTCAAGGTATATAATGGAACAGTTTTTATTCCAGTAAGTTCTGCTACAATTTCCAGCACACAGCCTGAAACATTATCTATAGGTGATCTATGGTTCGACGATGTCGGTGCTCAGTTATACTTCTTTGATGGAACACAGCCTATATTAATTGGGCCATCATATTCCACAGCACAGGGCAAAAGCGGATTAGAAGTCGACAGCATCCTAGATACTCTGAATCAAACTAGAGTCATCACGTATCTTTATAACAACGGTATACTGTTAGGAATTTTTGCCAAAGACAGTTTCACACCTAAAATTGCCATCATTGGTTTCAGCGGTAATATAGAACCTGGGTTTAATGCAGGCACACTGGCCAATATCAAGTTCCGAATAACCTGCACCAATTCAGAACAGCTAGGGGGTACTGTAGCTACCACATATGCTCGAAGAGATACATCTAACACTTTTAATGGGCAGGTATCCGTTGGTGTAGATGCAGGTATTGTGATAGGATCAGGTAATCAAATGAATCTCTTGGTAAGTTCGGGAGATATAGAAGTATCTAATTTTGCCAGCGACAAAGATTTATTCCTGAGAGTTAGAAAAGGCATCGACCAAGAAAACGCAGTGGCCATAGACTCCAGCGCACGAATCGTAGATATATATTCGGGAAAACTAGGCAGCACAGTCAACGTTGGAGGAAGCTTGGTGGTAGCAGGTGACCTTACTGTGGAAGGAACCACTACCACTATTAATACTGCTAATGTGACTATCGAAGACAAAACTCTGACATTAGCTAACGTAGCAGCCCCAACGGAAACCAATGCTACTGGAGCAGGCATCATAATTAGATCCACTGGTGCAGATTCGTCTGCCTACGACAAAGAAATAGTTTATAGATCTACCAGTGAAGGACCTCCACCTACCGGAGTATTTGATGTTAGTGAAGACCTAAATCTAGCCGCAGGCAAACAGTTACAAATAGGCGGAGTCAAAGTCATCGACGGTAACAGTCTTGGAAGTGCAATCACTAGTATTCCGGGAGTCACAGCCTTTGGTACACAGAATGTTATAAACATTGGTCCTGGGGCACCCCCAGTGACCCAGATGCGATTAGAAAATCACAGGATCAGCACGGTATCAACAAACTTTGACATTGAGCTTGAACCAGATGGCACAGGAAACGTGGCACTAATTGGGTCGCCTAGAATCACTGGCATGCAGGACCCTATAGGCCAACAGGACGCAGCCACAAAAGAATATGTTGATGACACTATAGAACTAAGACCACTGATATTCAGTATGGATTTATCTGATGGTAAATCTAACGCATATATCATTACCAATGTTTTAAATAATCTTGCACCTGTGGCTGAATTTAGAGATGATACCTATGCAAGGATATTATGTACTTTGATTAATCCTTCTAGTACTACATTAGCCATCAATGCATTACCTCCCAGCGTTGGAACTAATCCTTTCTTAACTGATCTATCAGGCAGTAGTTCGTTGGCAATTACCAGCATTTCATTTCCCACAGCTACTATAGCAGCAGCAAGTGTTTCTACTACTAGAATTATTAAAACATTCCAAATAGAAGCTAGTGCATGGGTCTGGCGGTCAGATCTAAGTTTACCACCATAATGAATTAGGAGCGGCATAAATGGCCTATGTAATTAACAAGTTTAATGGGGTTCAACTAGTAGTGCTTGATGACGGCACTATAGATACTACCACCAGTCTGGGTCTAGTGGGTAGGAACTATGTAGGCTACGGCGAAACACAGAATGAAAATTTTGTATTCCTCTTAGAAAATTTTGCCAACGACGCACCACCATCAAGACCATTGCAAGGACAGATTTGGTTTAACACCACCACTAATTTAACTTACGCTTACGACGGAGTAAATTGGAATCCTATAGGTGCTGCGGTGTTAAGCGCAACCGCCCCTACAGATGCTAATGCAGGCGCACTGTGGTTAGACACTACTGCCAATCAACTTAAGATTTACACAGGTTCTGCTTGGACCTTTATTGGTCCCGAAGCAGTGCCAGGCTTCGGAGTTACCAGAGCTAGAGCCACTTCCCTAGATGATTCTGTAGGAGATCCTAGACCTGTAATAATTCTAGAAACAAACGGAACAGCCCTTGCCATATGTACAGCGCAGGCGTTCACTATCAACCCGGCTAATGCAGTTGCAGGATTTGAAAATAATTTGATAGCAGGTATCAATCTTTCAACGACCGCTAAAGTCAAAGGTGACATAACAGGTAATGCCGGTAGCGCAGATAGGCTTAGCACTGCTAGAACTATTAACGGCACACCTTTTGACGGTCAACAAAATGTTACAATAAAATCTTCTACCACAAATAAACTGGTCAAGGGCACATACATTCAAGGATCAGACTTCGATGGCGGTTCAGAGACCACATGGAGTGTAGATGCTACTTCCTCGAATGTTATAGGTAAATTAGTAGCCAGGAATTCAGAAGGCGGATTTTCAGCTGGTACTATCTCAGCAGATCTTGTAGGCAACGTTACTGGTAATGTTACCGCTGGCTCTGGTACCAGCACATTCAATGTTGTACAGGCTAATACATTTGTAGGAGCCACACTCACTGGAAATGCAAATTCAGCTACACAGTTAGCTACGCCAAGGCAGATTAATGGTGTGAATTTTAATGGAACTAGTAATATTACTGTGACAGCAGAAGCCGGTACACTGACCGGCAATACTTTAAATTCTACGGTAACGCAATCTAGTCTTGAACAGGTGGGAACATTGGTTAGTTTAAATGTTTCTAACAGTGGAATTTATATAGGCAGTTCTAGCCAGCTTAGAATGTTTGTTGATTCTGGTAGGCCAACTGTAAGATCCAGCACAGGTACACTTAATTTTGATACGGGTCCAAGTGGTCCCGATGTGTCATTTGTTGATTCTGCAACTGCACTATCGCTGGGAGGTCCTAATGCACCTGCAATACTAGGAGATAATACCACAAATTTAGGAATCACAGGATATAAATTTAACAACGTCTATGCCAACAATTTCTTAGGTAATGCTACCACAGCTACCTTGGCTACCACTGCTACTAATATCGCAGGTGGCGGAGCAGGTGCTATTCCATTCCAATCCGCCGCTGGCACAACTACCATGTTAGGCCTGGGAGCATCTGGTACTGTGCTTACTGCACAGGCAGGTGGACTAGCATGGCAGACGATTGCTCAAGAATCTCTAACCGAAGGCAGTTATTTGAATATGGTAAACACTACTACTAGTGGTAGTTTAAGTGTATTCAACGGTGGTGTTCCGGCAACAATTTCAGTAGATGCCACCTCAGCCAACACTGCCAGCAAAGTTGTAGCACGTGATGGCAGTGGTAATTTTGCCGCAGGTACAATCACTGCAAACTTAACAGGAAATGTGTCTGGCACTGTTTCTGGAAATGCAGGATCAGCCACACAGCTGCAGACAGCAAGAAATATCAACGGAGTAGCATTTAACGGCACCCAAGACATAACAATCACTGCCACAGACAACACCAAAGTTGCTCTAGCAGGCAGTACTATGACAGGGTATCTAACTCTAGTTGGTGCTCCTGTGAATGCAAATCACGCTACTACAAAAACCTATGTCGATAGTAGATTGCCTCAGTACACTATTATCTCTGGATCCAGTTTTAGCATAGCAGGATTTACTAATCAGGTAGGATCATTTAACGATGGTGCCAACTACTTTGATGTGTATCCTCCCGCAGGCAAATCTATGGGGGACCTAGTGGCATTTATACCATCTATACGTGTGGTGCATTATGCTGGAGGGGTAGATGGCAATGACAGTATTAGATGTACATATTCATATCTCGGTGATAGGATCAGAGTTTGGGTGCAGAATACAGAACAACGTTCAACTCCTGCAGCTAACTATTTGGTAATTTGGAGTTAATCATGTACTACGTATGCATAGAAAACAATCAGATCACAGGCATACAGAGCTATGAACCTGCGGTACCCAGCACAGTGTCTGTGGCTACTATCTCAGATAGTCAACACGCACAGATCATGGCACAGACACATCGGTTTGATGTGGCTTCTAGAACTGTGGTGGCTGTGGATCAATCTGTAATCAATCAACAAGAACAGGATAGATTAAACGGTCTAGAACGTGAGTTTCTTAACTCCACAGACTGGAAAATCATGCGGCATATCAGACAAAAAGCTCTGAACGTTGCCACCAGTCTCACCGACGTAGAATACGCAGAATTAGAGCAGCAGCGCCAGGCCGCCGCAGCTCGCATAGTTTGATAAGTAATAATAATGACTAGCGGAGTATATCAATGGCATATCAAGTAGATAAATTTAACGGTGCTTTTTTTGTATCTGTAGAAGATGGCACCATCGATACTACCTCAGATCTCAGATTCGTAGGTAAGAATTATGCAGGTTACGGCGAAGTACAGAATGAAAACTTTCTACACCTCTTGGAAAACTTTTCCAATACCACCGCACCCCCCAAAGTAATCACAGGTCAGATCTGGTTTGATAGTGCTAATAAAAAACTAAAATTCTATGACGGTTCTCGATTTAAACTAGCAGGCGGCGCAGAAGTCAGCACCACTGCACCCAGCGGTCTAAGTACAGGTGATTTTTGGTGGGATTCTGCTGCTAAACAATTGTATGCATGGACAGGCACAGATTTTGCACTGATAGGACCAGAGGCAAGTCCAGATCTAGGATCGTCTATTGTGTCTGCAGCAGTGGTTAAAGGAACTGTTAGCACAGCAGTGGGTCCACACACTATACTTAAAATAATAGCAGATGACAAGGTCATAGGAATTTTCAGCAAAACAGCTTTCACTTTAGATAATGCGCAGAATGCCATAGACGACTTCACAGTCGTTAAGAAAGGGTTTACCTTGGCAAAGTCACAGTCTGGAGTAAGCACTGATGACTACGTTATGTGGGGCACCGCTAATAATGCAGCTCGTCTCGGCGGATTTGCCGCAGATCAATATATTAAGCAAGGTGAAAATTCATTTACTGGTGAGGTAAAATTCTTTGATCCGGGTCTGACCGTAGGTGACGGCAACGATTTTAGACTGCGTGTCGAAGGTGGTGACGAAGCAATTATAGAAAACCGACTAGGAAATCCCATAACATTTAGGATCACAGTAGTCGAAACTACCGATGAACGAGACATCGCTGTGATAACCAGTACAGGGGTAGTTCCCGGCAATGACAATGCCTACGCACTAGGTGCCAGCGGAAGTCGTTGGAGCAACGTGTATGCCACCACACATACTGGCAATCTTGTAGGAAATGTCACTGGAAATTCTTCAGGAATACATACAGGCAATGTGTTGGCCTCAGACAACACCGTAATGATAAATGCCGCAACCAAACAGATTGGATTTGAAGGGGCTAACATTGTAGGAACATTAACTGGATCCGTAACAGGCACAGCTAGTGCAGCTACTAACGCCAGCAAATTGAACGATTTAGACCCCAGTGCCACGGTGCCAGTTACTGCAACAGCTACTATTCCTGTAAGAAATACTTCAGGTAACATATTAGCAAATCAATTTATTGGTATCGCAGACAAGACTGACAAGACATTTATTGATAAAACAGATGCGGTAGTAGATCCTGCGTGGAATGATGCAGTGACTAGTACCAACTTTAGAACCGCTAGGCTCACCGCCACTGCCTACAGTATTGCAGCTAGAGATTCCAGCGGTAATATCGCAGCGGTATTATTTCAAGGCACAGCTACATCAGCTCGATATGCTGACCTTGCAGAAAAATATCTTGCTGACACAGAATATGATGTCGGCACAGTTATGGTTATAGGCGGATCAGCAGAAGTAACAGCATCTACCTCCGGCGAATTAGCCATAGGAGTTATCAGTAAGAATCCAGCTGTTATGATGAACAGTGAATTAGAAGGCGGAGTTTATGTAGCACTCAAAGGGCGTGTACCGATTAAGGTCAAAGGCTCGGTGCGTAAAGGCGATAGGTTAGTTGCCGGCGACCAAGGCTGTGCTCAGGTAGCTCAAGATAGATTAGATATATTTGCTGTAGCCATGGAATCCAGTGACAACAACGAAGTAAAATTAATAGAATCAGTGGTGCTGTAACATGACATCCGGTACACAGATTTTAGCTGCACAGTATGTAACCATACAGGACAAGGCCCAGTCTTTGATAGGCACGGGCTCAGAGACTAGGGGTTATGGGCAAACGGTACAGAGCGCAGATGTATTCACGGGCAACGCTGTTACGAAAGCTCAGTGGGACTTGTTGAGATATGATATAATTAATATTCGAGTCCATCAAGACGGGGTACTACCTAATATTGCCACAATTGCTGTGGGTGATCCTATAGGTTACGGAGCAGCTTCACCGAACACTAACTATGACACGCTATTAGAAACAGCTATCGCTAATAGATTTAGAATAGATGCTAGCCAATCAGTAGCTACTGCTAAAACATCTGCAACATACACATCCGCATGGTCAACTAGTCTTACAACTACGTTGACCCTGACGTTTACAGACAGCAATGAAGCCAGATATTTTTTCAATAGTGGTGGAAAGATTAGATTTACCACATCCCTTACGGGAGGAACAGTGACCCCGCAATACACCGCTTGGGTGAATATTTTAAATTCTATTGGTACTAGATCTTTTGGTGCAGATACTGATCCGTTCGTAACATATTATGCCCTGACAAATACTTTCCAGACCTATTATACTAGTTTTGCCAGCAGCCCATACTCCAACAATTCATACACCTTGGAAGCTAGAACCAATGTGGCCAATAACAGCACAGGTACAGCTACCCAATTGTTTTTACGTGTGACTTTGGCAGATAGCTATGTAGATCCAGACGTAGCAACTGGTAATGTAGAACCACCCGGAGATTCAGTGAATGGTACTTTGACCATAGCAGTTTCAGAACTCAAAGCAGCTGGCAGTCTGCAACCATCGGGATCGTTTACAATAACCAGTCCCTCATATTCACTTTCAGCTATCAGTGGTAGTTGATGCTGTAAATAGCATGCTTGATATAAAAGACAATTATGGCCGTAAATGATAAAATCCGTGTAACAGACTATAATTCAATCAGAGGAACTGTGGCCAATGTTATGGGTGCAGGTGCCGGGCCGTTTGGCTACGGACAGGCATTAAACAGTTCTGAAGTCGCAGAAGGTACCAAACTTACTGTCACACACATCACTCAATTGCGTAATGATATCATCAATGCGTGGACTCATATTTTTGGCACAGCTCCCACACCAGTCACCGTAATAGAAGGTGACACTGTAAGATTTAACGTAACAGATGCGCCTGTAGATTCATACACGGCCATTGTCAATACTATTAACACTGACAGATTTACAGTGGCAGGCAGTCAATCAGCGGTGGCCGTTCCTGCGGCACCGTCAAGTTCTACGTGGCCAGGAATATATGGCGCAGATTGGACCAGCCTTATACAATGCACTGTTACTGCTACTTGGCCAGATGCCACTCAGGCTAGATATTTTTGGAATTCGGGTGGACAGATTAGATTCACAGCAAGTCGCACTGGCGGATCAAGCACTTCTCAAAATACACAGTGGACATCAATTCTAAGCAGTGCTGGCACGCAGTCATATGGTGGAGCTATTCCAGGAACTGGTACTAGTCCTAATGATGCGCAAAACTGGTATAGATGCACTAATAGTCGTCAACTATGGTACTCATTAAGTGGGTCTAGTCCATATGGCTCTAACACCTATAAGATATATGCTAGGACCTTGGACGCCGTAGCCGGTAATAACCAAACCGGTACAGCCCGTGAAGGAGAATGGCACATAGAATTTGTTGACAACTACGTAGATCCGGGGCAGCATCCTTCAAATCCTATACCAGATACAGTAGACTCAGTGAACGGCACATTCACAGTATCAGTGAGTTTGCTGTATGCCACAGGTATTCTAGTACCATTAGGGTTAGGAAACTTTTCAGTAACACTTCCCACAGTCACTATCTCAGCTATAGCACCGTAATTTTTTCCTCGATCTGTTGAGCCACTAAATAAAGTGCGCAGATAATCAAGGAGAAAACATGCAGGATCAGCTCAAAAAAGCTCTAGAGTTTGCTAATTACAAGCAGACTTTTTCAATCCAACGTAAAATTTTAAAAGAAAAAATCGAGTCTAAACTAACATTTGGACATAATGGGGGACTATTCTACGTTGATCAAACATTGTTAACTTTTGTAGAAATGCTAATAGGTAAACAACGAACTGCAGGAGTAGTACTTCTAGACATTAACAAAAATCCTATATTAATCGAGGATTTAACTGCATTTAGAGATGAATGTTTTAGTAGATATTTTGAATCCACTAATGAGTATTTTGAACAGGATCAACTTCTTAAAAAAAGTAGATCAGTAGAAAAATTATTAGAAATATGAAACAGGGTATACTAATCTACGCTCACAATAATCGCACAGTGAATTATGCATTGATGGCGATTATTGCTGGAGGGTTGGCAAAAAAACATTTAGATCGACCAGCATCATTAGTTACAGACCAGGCCACAGTGGACTGGATGATAGAATCTAACATTCATGATCGTGCTTGTACTGTGTTTGAAAATATTTTTATAGTACCTAGACCCGAAACAAATAATTCTAGAGGATTGTATGACGGTACAGAACGTAGTGTGGTTCAATTTACCAACACTAACAGATATTCTGCTTACGATATTACTCCATATCAACGAACACTGTTAATTGATGCAGACTTTCTTGTATTTTCTAACAGACTAACAGAATTTTGGAATATAGATACCGATATAATGATTGGAGAATCTATCAATGACATCTATGATAATCAACGACTAGGTTATCATGATAGATATGTTTCAGACGTAGGTATTAAATTGTATTGGGCTACTACAGTGATGTTCACTAAAAACAATAATTCAAAAATATTTTTTGATTTAGTGAGGCATGTTTTAGACAACTATCAATACTATGCCGATACCTATAGATTTGATTCAAAACAATATAGGAACGATACAGCATTCAGCATTGCTAAACATATTCTAGACGGGTTTGAAAAATCGTCGATAGGTTGCCTTCCGCCAGTGCTAACAATGTTGGACAGAGATATATTGCAATCAGTTAATGGTGATAAATTAACTGTTCTAGTATCTCCAAAATTAGATTCAAATTATTGTGCAGCAGCGTTGCGTGGAATTGACATCCATGTTATGAACAAACAAAGTATAATTAGAAACAGTGATCAATTGTTGGAGCTGATATGAAATTTGGATATCTTTTAATTGTAGCAGAACACGAAACTATAAATTATTTACAGTTGGCATATGCACTAGCACTAAGTATTAAAAATACCCAAAAACCGGGATTTGATCAAGTAGCTCTAGTAATTGACAATAAACAAAAACTTAAAGGATTAAACAGTAGTTGGGTATTTGATCATGTAATCGAATGGAATCAAGAAACATTCTGGGATGGCAGATCATGGATGGATCAACTTACTCCGTTTGAAAATACTGTATGTTTAGATGTAGACATGTTGTTTATGCGTGACTATAGTCATTGGGCAGAATATTTTATTGAACATAGTGAGTTATATGTAACAAATAAAAGTTATACCTATCGAGGAGAGATCGTAGTCGATACTCATTATCGTAAGGCATTTATAAAAAATGATTTGCCCAATCTCTACAGCATGTATACTTTTTTTAAAAAAGATAGCGAAGTCTCTAAAGAATTTTTTGAGCTTGGAAGGCATATAATAAAAAATCCTATAGAATTTTCAAATAATTTTTTGTCAGACTATAAACCTAAAGTCGTAGGCACAGATGAGGCCTTTGCATTGGCAGCTAAAATAATGGACATTGCAGATGAAATATCGTATGCATTAGAATTTCCCCGTATAGTACATATGAAATCTATGATACAGAATTGGCCATGGCCTGCTGATTGCTGGAGTGATCATGTAGGATTTTATCTAAATCAAAAAGGCGAACTAAAAATAGGAAATTATCAACAGACCGATATAGTACATTATGTTGAAAAAGATAAAATAAATGCTGAAATGATACATATACTCGAGGAGATAGCATGGAAGAAATAAAAGACTTTGATGAATGGTTCACAAATTATAAATTACCTCCTGTAAAGTTCGTTGCAGTATTTGATCCTGCTACCGGATCGGTAATTAGTGTAGGGCCTAGTCATGCTTTTAAGGATCAAAAATATAAGGTTCCGGTAAACAAGGAATTAGCGGAATCTATTATCAATGCAGAAATTAAGATTGACGCATGTGTAATTGATATTAATTCTAACACTCTAGAAGTAGCAGAAATAAAAAGTGTTTACAAGATCGATGATGTTCTACACAGAGTTATAGATAAAAAAGATTCCGAAATAAAGAAACCAGATATCTACATTAGACATGATTCAAAACTTGCAACTTTAAAAATAGAAATGTCTACAGAATTTGGCGGAACACGAAAAATGAGATCGGGGATAAGAAATCGAAAAATAGTTTGGGACGGCGATACAGAGATGCATTTTTTTATCACAGAATATAACGATCCAAATGTGCTCTTTGAAATAGTTTCTGTTACCATTAACGATCTTATCGGAAAATATAAGTTGATAACAAATTTTAACTACCCTAAATTCAGTGTATACACTAGAAGATTATTTAAAAATTATGTGATTGAGTACCTATGAAAGTAATAGAATTTGATGTAGTATTTTTAAGCTACGATGAACCTAATGCAGATCTAAATTATGCAGACTTGTGTAACAAAGTACCTTGGGCCAAGCGTGTACACGGAGTCAAAGGCAGCGACCATGCACACAAAGCCGCAGCAGAAGCTAGCGAAACAGATTGGTTTATTACAGTAGATGCAGACAATATTGTCAATCCGGATTTTTTTAATCTTGAATTAGACATGGCAGATCCTAAAATAAAAGTATATGGATGGTGCGGACGTAACAGTATCAATGGTCTAAGATACGGAAATGGCGGACTGAAAATTTGGAATAAAAAATTTGTTTTAGACATGCAGACCCACGAAAATGCAGTAAGCGACAGAGCTCAAGTAGATTTCTGTTGGGAAGATGGGTATCGTAATTTTCCCAGAGTCTACAGTGAAAGCATTATTACAGGATCACCTTTCCAATCATGGAGAGCAGGATTCCGCGAAGGAGTCAAAATGACGTTGTTGGACGGAGTTAAAGTCCCACCACAGGAAATTAAAGAACGTATCTGGTGGCACAACATACATAGACTTCGTATGTGGTCAACAGTCGGTGCGCATGAAGAAAATGGCATTTATGCAGTTTATGGTGCTAGACTGGGAACCTGGTTAGCAAATTGTACAGATTGGAATTATGTTGAAGTTAGAGATTTTGAAATACTTAGAGGAATATGGAATCAATATGGCAGACCTTATGAAGAAGATATGAGTCGAGGATTAGTTGAAGAAATTGCATCTCTAGGAGAAAAAATTAAACATCAACTGGGATTAAACTGGCCTTACTTAAATTCAGAACAAAGTAGATACACTCTTGATCTTTATGATGAAACCATAATGTTAGGACTTACTTATTATCGAGACGTTGCTAATGTATGATATATTTTATGTAAGCAAAGGAGCAGCTGATGAAAATGCATGGCAAAGAATCAAACAACAATTACCAACAGCACAAAAAATAGAATATGCAGACACTTTTCAATCTGTGCAATCTAAATCGTTTACTAAATTCTTTTGGGTTATATGGGATCATGTCATTGTTAAAAAAGAGTTTGAATTCAATTATAGAATAAACGAATGGGATGAAAAATATATCCATGTATTTAAAAATGGAAATTATTTTGATGGTGTGTGTATATTTTCTAAGTCCGCTAAAATTTTACAAAAAGAATGGGATTACAGATTTTTTACAAACAAAAAAGAAATAGATATTATAGCCAGCGATCCGATACCGTATGATGTGGTGTTTATATCTTATCATGAACCTTTTGCTGCAGAAAGATTTTCCGATCTTTCTGCAAAACTTCGAGGTAATTTAATTTATTGGGTCAAAGATATCAAGGGCATACATCAAGCACACATTGAAGCTGCAAACAAATCATCGGGTGAAATGTTTTATGTTGTAGATGCTGATGCTATTATTGTAGATGATTTTAGTTTCGATTATCAAATACCGTATTATGACAGCAACGCCAAGGCCACTGTACATGTATGGCATAGTGTTAATCCGGTAAATGATTTAGAATATGGAAATGGTGGAGTTAAATTATTACCTAGGAAATTAACGTTAGATATGGACACAACTAAGCCTGACATGACCACTAGTATCAGTAAATGGTTTAAATCTATGCCAGCAATATCAAATATAAACGGATTCAATACTGATCCTTTCAATACATGGAAATCAGCATTTAGAGAATGTTGTAAATTGTCTAGTAGAGTAATTGATAGACAAGATGATGCCGAGACACAATATAGATTGGATATTTGGTGCGAGAAATCCACTGACGAGTACGCACTGCAAGGTGCCCGAGCTGGTCGTACGTTCGGCGCGGCTAATCGTACTGATCTTGAGGAATTAAAAAAGATTAATGACTTTGAATGGCTAAAGGAACAGTTTGATGCAAGATAAAACACGCATTCAAAAATTTATTCCTATAATGAAAGAAATTAGTCCAACTTTTTGTTTGGCTAAATGGCATCACACCACTATCTATTTACAGACAGGTGAAACACATAGTTGTTATCATCCAGCTCCGCATAAAATTCCATTAGATGAAATTGCAATAGATCCTAGTGCATTACACAATACCAAAGAAAAAATAAATCAACGTGCTGAAATGATGCGCGGAGAAAAACCTGCAGGTTGCCAATATTGTTGGAATATTGAATCGTTAGGTGATGATTATATATCAGATAGACATGAGCGCAATGCCAGCATCTTTACAGAGCAGCGTCTAGGAGCTATTAAGGCCAATCCGCTAGCTCCGGTAAATCCACAGTACATTGAAATAAGTTTCGGCAACGAATGTAATTTCAAATGCGGATACTGCCATCCAAAGCACAGCAGTGCTTACTATAAAGAAATCAAAGATCATGGTCCTTACACTATGGTTAAAAATCATC